CAATCTTATATTCTACAGCACTATCAACACCAGCACTGACCCAAGTTCCGCCAGTAGTAGTTGCTGATGCTCTCACCTGCCAATTATATTGTGGTCCATTTCCAGTTCCCATTAATGAAAGGGCAGTCAAAATTACAATCGCATCTAATCTATTTGGAGAAGATTTGAGACGAATAGAAAGAACAGGATAATAAGTTCCAGCGGGAGTTGGTAAATCTACTGGTGCTGTGATTGGTGTTTGAACCGCTTGTTGTAATCCACGAAGTTCATAACCACCTTCTGAAATAACAGAAGAGCAAACTTGCTTGAGAGTGCTACTACTTGTAGTAATTCCGGTATTAGCAATCTCATATCTCAGAGGAAGTGATGCTGTTGTGATATAAGTTGATTGAATTAGATTTGCGTGATGGAACGAATGTGCATGAATGAACTTCCCATCAATCACAAATCCCATCCTGACTGTACCAAGACCCAACCACTCAATATCCATCCAAAGAATTTGTGCTTTGGTAATATCTAATGTAATACCAGAAACACCAGTTCCATCTAACTTATCAATATTCCAATCAGATTGTGCAACTGAAGTTAAAGTTCCAGTAGACAAACTTCTCTCTACAAAATAAGGTGTTGTATCATTAATCTCAAAATACATTCCATTATCTGCACCAAAATAACCAACTCTCTGTCTTAAGTTTGTTTTTGGTGTAGCAGGAACGAAGGTATTTAAAACAAGTAAAGATTTTCCTGGTTGATATGAGAATGTTTTTGTAGTTTCTCTAATAACCGAATCACCACTTGTAGTTCCAATTCCAATATTAATTAATCCTTGAGTGGTTACAAAACCAACGGTAGAACCAGTTCCTACAATCAAACTCTCCCAAAGATTATTGTCTCTATATCTATGGGAGCTATCAAATAGTGTAAGTGGGTTTGATACTCTTGTTCTCCCAAAAGCATCTGGATTTACACTTACTGGAAATCTATTGATATTATCAACAATTTTTCCGTCCCTGGTTGCAACACCATTAACTTCAAATAAACTTCTTTCTTGATTTAGAAAGTCTTGTATATTCTTATTCCACTGTGCCATTAATTATTCACTCCACGATAATCTTTCTGGTTGATATCTTTGTGTGTTTTTAATTTTTAGAGAACTTTGGTTAGATGCTGGATAAATGTTATGAACAATTGCGCCAGGATATTCATCTTGAAGTTGTTCTGCAAGTTCATTTCTTGTCATCTCCTTCCCTTCAACTTCCATACGATATAATTTTCCTTCCCAAACAACATCTGCAAAGAAAGATTCGGTTGCTTGTTCTGGTTGAGAAGAATTCATATAAAGATTGCCGTTAAAATCTCCGGCAATATTGATGCTTTCTGAAATAAACTGTCGAAAACTTTTCATTAGTTGCACCTCCAACGGCGTAGTGCTTTGTTAATTCTTGAATCTGGATCTCTTGCAGTTTTTGCAGAAGTGAGTTTATCCTTCATTCCAGACATACGACTACAAAAATTTGAACGACGATCTGCTCTCTTGCCTTGTGGATTTTTTTCAGTTACAGCAGTTTGAAGTTTTGATCCTGGATTTTCACGACGATAAGCATTCACTGCTGCTTTACTTAAACCATCAGTCTTGTCTTTACGATTGACTGATTGCCAATCTTCTAAAACATCTCCTTCTGGTTTATAAGAATTCATTTGGGGAATTCTTTTTTCCCCTCCAATTGGAGAAGTTTTTCTAGCTTTATCTATTGCATCATTTACTGGTTTTTCGCCGATTTTTTTCATAAGATATGGAAGTGCGGCAGTCCCTGCTGCCAAAGCAACTTTACCCCAAAGTTCATCTAATTGCTCACCATCTTCTGTCAATTCCTGCTTCAATTCTTCTCTCCAATTGGAAAATTGTTCCTTTTTAACTCTAATTGGAAGTGGTTTGATCACATCTATAATCTCTACAAAATCATTACCATTCAAATCTTGTAGAATAAGACTCTCAGATTCTTCTTTCATTTCACCACTATCTACATAATCTGCTGCAGAATCTAGATAATCTGCTGCCTTTGTAATTTTAGATTGAACCCAAGCCTCAATATTTCCTTCTCCCTTCATTTTTTTCTTTAATCTTTTTGCGGCAGAAATGATTGTGGAAATTTCTGACCTTGCCATGGAATGTTCATGATCATATGATTCTGGAAAATTTCCAGGATGCGGGGAATTTGTATCATAATGATTTCCAGATGATAACGATGGTGGTACTGAAAATAAATCCCAGTATTTTTGGCCATATCTACATTCATCTCTAGTTTCATCTTTCTGGCATTTGGGGCAATATCTAATTCCACCCATACCTTCTTTAATTGGTACGCAATTTGGAACCGTTTTTTTACCTTTCTTTTTCATACCCTTTTGCTCATATCCATCCCAACAATCTTCTGATTTTGTTCCCCAATTATCTGCACCAACTTTACGACATTTGGTCAACGCCCCAGATGCATATGCACTTGGCCAAATTTTATACCTGCTTTTTACTTTATTATAACAAGCATCTTTTTCACCCTTCTTTTCTTGAATATATTGTTCTTTAGTCACAATTTTTGCAGCTCCTGTTCTGTTTGGATTTGGGTCTTCTTTGCGTTTTTTAGCAGCTCTTCTATTTCTTTCTTTTTTACTCATAGCAGAGCGATCATCAGGATCACGGCAAAATGGTTTTGTTGTTTGCCCTGGTTGCTTAGCACAAGGTTTTCCATCATATTTTCCACCAGTTTGAACCCATCCACCCCCTTTAAACCAATCTCTTAAAGAATATCCAGGATCTTTTGCAGATTTTTGATCTAATTCTTCCACAACGTCTTTATATTTTTTATGAGACTTTTTAGCAGATGCTTCCATTTTTTTCAAACGAGTGTAATAATCTGGTATCTCGTCTAAGTGCTGTAGGGCAATATCAGTAGCAAGATCTTTATCTTTTGTGTGTTCGTGTTCGATAGGAATTCCCATTTCAAGTTGCTTCTTAACAAAGGAAACATCAAGACGATGTTTCTTCGCAATTTGTTCAACTGTTTTATGGGATTTTACCTTATGCACGATAAAAAATTTTTATTCTTTATTATTTAGAAAACCTTTTTTTAAAAGTTTTGAAAGATCTGCTGTTGATCCAACAAAAACCGCGTTGTTTGTTACATTATTTGTAGTTTTTGAAGATTCTTCTTCGACGTCCTTTAATTTTTTTTGAAGATCAATAAGTTTATCTGTTACATCACCAACACTTTTTATAAGTTGACCAGCAACTTCATATGCCCTAGGTTGATCAGTTTCTGAAGCAAGTTCCATTATTCCATTAATAGCTTCTTGACCTTTTTCAATTAGGGAATATAAATTAGCCCTAGTATATTCATAATCTTTTTTTATATCACCTTTATCTGGATTTAAAATTTTAATATCTGAAGAAGTATCTATTTTAATAATTTCTGGATCAATATTTGACGGTGTATTATTCATAAGTTATTCAAATATCATTTTGTTGAGTCGGACTATATTCTCTAGAATCATCAAAGAAATTCCAAGTTTCGTTAAATCCAAAATCATCACCAGGATCCGCATCAATTGGATCTGGAACAACGGTGTATCTAACTTCTCTTTTGGCAGTTGCAATATCTGTACTATTATACATATCAACTTGAACCTTACGAATTAAACCTTCAGTAGAATCTGATATTGGACCAAATAGGTAAGTTTTTGCTGTAAATTGTAATGTATATATTAAAGCTCTTCTAGTAGAAAAATCTCCTTCATAATCATCTTGAAAAGAAATATTATTTAATGTAATTGGAATATCTCTTTTTTCTCCTATAGAGTCAATCAAATCTATGGTTAAATTAAATGATGGTTGAAAGTATGGTAAAATTTGTTCAACTATTTGTAAAGCATCATCATTTAATTTAGTTAAAATATTTAATTCAAATCCAATATTATAAGGAACTGGTAAATAAACTTTTTTTATATTTTGTCCATCTAAAGTTTTAAATGATTGAGTTACTGAACTTTTTCTAGATGAATCATATTGAATTGAAGTCATTTCAAATGACATTCTCGGTAATGTTATTTGAACCGCTTTATTCAAATTTGGTTGCTGTTCTAGTCTTGCTAAAAACTTTTGTGTTGGACCATATGCCAAAGGAACTCTTATTTTACTAATATTTTCATCATTTGAATCTTTATGTACAATATGAATCTGATTAAATAATGTCCCAAAAGAAATTATAGTTTTCCTGATTATTTCGTGATAAAAATAGGTTCCTAACATTAGTATGTTCCAAATGGATTTGATTCTGTAAAATCTAATATGAGATCTGCTTCCATCTCAATATCATCATTTTCACTATATTTATCATATAAATCCATTCCCTCATAATATTCTAAGCAATAAGTTGCCCCAGAGATTTGACCGATTATAATTTCTCCTGGATAGAAATTTCTATTGGCATTATCGGAAGAAATAAATGATATTTTAAGTATTTTGGTATCATAATTCCACTCTTTAACTTTTGCTCTAGTTTGAGATTGTGATCCTACAATTTCTTCATTAAATAAATATGTACCAATTCCAGTAATTATAGGTGGATTTCCTATAATAATTTGAGGTGGATCATCGTATCCTTTACCAGCATTTTCTATTAATATTGAGCTTATATTTTCATTATTTCCTAAAACTGCGATTGCTTTAGCTGGGACATTACTTTCTCCTATTATACTAACGTTTGGAACAGTGCTATACCCAACTCCACCACTTAACATAGAAAATCTAACAACTCCAAACTGTTGAGTTTCTATAGAACATGTTGCTGCAGCTCCAGAACCTCCTCCACCATTAATAGTTATAGTTGGAGTTACAGTATAACCTATACCAGCGTTAGTCATTAAAATTTTATCTACAGAGTATACGCCACCAACTTTTTTTATTGAAGCGACTGCAGTAGCATTAACTCCACCATATGGCGCTGAAGATATTGCGACTGTTGGTGCTACAGTATATCCTCTTCCATCATTATTTAAATATATTTTTTGTATGTACCCGGTTCCCATTATTGGTTCTGCTAATGCAGTTGTTCCAGTACCAATTAATTGTAAAGTAGATATATATCCTAAATTTTCAACTTTGTTATCAATCTCACTATTAGAAGTATTAATAATCTCATCTTCGTATTCAAATAATTCACATTTTATCTCATAAACATAAGTTTTTCCTAATTGATAAAATGGTTGTTCATGCTCAACAAATTTAACTTCAAATAATCTTCCTCCAAGAGGAAAATAAATTAAATCACCTTCTCTAGGTCTGCTTGAAATTTCTATACCATCATTTACCATTCCTGCTAAAAATGGTGATATAAAATCTTCAAATCTTTCTTTCGATATTATCAATGTCAATTCATCACGTAAACTCATCCCAAACTTTGTCAATATATCTCCGGATCCACCATATCCTTCATATGTATTAACATATGCTTCAAGTAAAAAAGAATCATCAAATTTTGAAGATGAGATTTCTTCAATAACTGTTT